CACGATGCCTACTTGGTTGCAGACATGTTGCTAGACCTTCGCGAACAAAAGCCAGACACCACAACCGCCCAGCACATCGCCCTCGGGATCGGAGGTGTCAAGTGAGCACAGCCACCGACTACAGCCGTTTCATTGAAAGTAAAACACAGTGGGGCAGTCGCGGAGGGTTTGAGCCATCGACTGAAATGCCTTGGCTATACGACTTTCAAAAAGCTCTCGTCAAGTGGTCCCTATCGCTTGGAAGGGCTGCAATCTTTGCGGACTGCGGCATGGGCAAAACGGCCATGCAACTCGCATGGGCACAGCATGTAATTGAGCACACGGGAAAGCCGGTCCTTATTGTCACTCCGCTTGCAGTCGGTGCTCAGACAGTTGAGGAAGCAGGACGATTTGGATTGATTGCAAAGCGATCGCGTGACGGCAAGACAGACGGATCGGTTTGCATATGGGTAACAAACTACGAGCAACTTCACAAGTTCGATCAGTCGTTGTTTTCTGGCGTAGTCTGCGACGAGTCATCCGGCATCAAAGACTTTAAGAGCGAGCGAAAAGCTGTCGTCGTTGATTTCATGCGAACGATACCCTATCGCCTGCTTTGCACTGCGACAGCGGCTCCGAATGATTACTGGGAACTGGGCACAAGTTCCGAGGCATTGGGACTGCTTGGGTTTCGCGACATGATCACAAAGTTTTTTAAACAGGAAACATCGAAGGATCATCACGGTTGGGGACGCACAAAATACCGCTTTCGGGGACACGCTGAAGAGCCGTTCTGGTCTTGGGTCACATCGTGGTCAAGGTCACTGCAAAAGCCTTCAGACCTTGGGTTTGATGACAGTCGCTTTATGTTGCCTCCACTGACAGAGCGGGCTCACGTTGTGGAAAGCTCAAAGGCTCGGCCCGGTCAGTTGTTCGCGATGGCCGCAAATGACATGCGAGAAGAACGCGAAGAACGCCGCTGGACTATCAATGAGCGATGCGAAAAAGCCGTTGAACTAACCAATGCACACAAAGGGTCTACGGCGTTGTGGGGCGAGTTGAATCCAGAATGCGACCTACTTGAAAATATGCTGGACGACTGCGTTCAGGTTCGCGGATCAATGCCGGATGAGCAAAAAGAGGAATACCTTTTAGGTTTTGCGAAGGGGCAAATAAAGAGGCTTGTTTGCAAACCTAAGATTGGGGCATGGGGGCTTAACTTCCAGATCTGCAATCACGAAGTGATTTTCCCTAGTCATTCATTTGAGCAGTATTATCAGGTGGTTCGCCGGTGCTATCGATTTGGGCAAAAGAATCCAGTCACGATCAACATGGTACTAAGTGAAGGCGAACGAAAGATTGCAGACAACTTGCAGCGAAAAAAAGAGCAAGTTGAGAATATGTTTAAAAGCCTAGTGGCTCACATGCAAGACAGTATGCACCTAGCAACACGAGACTATTTCCCGGAAGCAGAAGAGGTTCCATCATGGCTGTAATGGATCAGGTCATCACAGATCAGTATGCAATTTACAATGGTGATTCGGCGGAAGTGTTGGCGTCACTTCCTGACGAGTCAATCGGGATGTCAATCTACTCGCCGCCATTTGCAACGGAGAACGGCGGGTGCTTGTACAACTATTCGTCAAGTGTGCGAGATCTTTCAAACGCACGCACGTATGACGAGTTTTTCGAACACTATGGATTCATTGTCAAACACATAGCGAGAGCAATGAAGCCGGGGCGTATCTCTGCAGTCCACTGCATGGATGTGCCAAAGCAGGGAGCAAACATTTGCGGTTACTCAGACTTTCCCGGTGACATTATTCGACTACATGAATCGCTAGGGTTTGAGATGCTTCCAAGGATCTGCATCTGGAAAGAACCGTTGGCTGTTCGTAATCGCACAATGTCGAAAGCGTTGGCTCATAGACAGATTTGCGAAGATGCCTGCTTAACAAACGTGGCGTCTGCAGACTACTTGATTCCATTTCGCAAACGCGGAGTCAATCCAGATCCGGTAACGCATCCGAACGGGCTGCTGGAATACCACGGAGAACGGGAGATCCCGAAGGAGCTGCGAAAACTCAAAGGGTATCAAGGCAACCAGATTGAGAACAGATTTTCGCATTGGATCTGGCGGCACTATGCCTCATCGTTTTGGGATGACATAAGAATTGAGAACGTTCTTCCATACGAAGAATCAAAGGACGAAGGGGATGAGCGGCACCAACATCCACTTCAGCTCGATGTGATTGCACGGGCGGTGCAAATGTGGACGAACCCAACAGACGTAGTTTTGACCCCATTTATGGGCGTTGGATCAGAAGTCTACGGGGCTGTGGTGCAGGGACGAAGGGGCGTCGGCTGTGAACTAAAACCGAGCTACTATCGGCAGGCGGTCAAAAATTTGCAAGAGGCTGCGAAACCTAAAAAAGCAGACCCGCAGAAAGCACTGTTTGAAATGGAGGACGCTGAACTTGAGGAGGTCGCCCCATGATCCAAAAAACCCTCAACTTCGACATCCCCGCAAAACTCTCCCGCAAGTCCGACCCAATCACCAGCCAGCAATCAGCAGCGGAGACGGAGCCACATATCAGCACCTGCGAAGGCCGAATGCTGGCAGTCCTGCGAAAAGCAAAGTCTCCACTAACAGCCCGAGAAGCTGGCAGCGAATGTGAGAGGCTGAATCCTGATCACGAGGCGGACACTTACCGCAAACGGATCAGCAAGATGGTTCGCGATGGGCTGGCGATTGAAGCCGGCGAGCGACAGTGCGATGTGAGTGGCAAGACAGTGACAACCTACACGGCGAAGGAGCGAGCATGACTGAAGCGTTTTTAGAACTGGCGGCAATAGCTATCACCGCACTCATTGGACTGTCATCTGCCTGCATTGTTTGCTGTTCCTTCGAGGTCACAGCCGAACGGAAGCAAATTCGACAGGGCTCACGGCGTGTTCACAAAACATATCCGCCGACTTATTGAGAGCAAACCTCTCCGGGGCGCAGGTTTCAAATTGCGTTAACCCCCGGCTGCGCTCGGCAGGCTGTGCGGCACTCAGCAACTGAGCAAATTGCTTTGGTCTAAAGCAGACCGATCCACCGTCCAGGCGAAGGAAGCATCGAGGCTTCTGGGCGATCCGTTCAGGTGGCGGATTGAGTCGATTCGCTCACGGCTCGGTGGTCTTGAGGTCCGGGTGTGAAAGCCTGGTTAAATGCTCACGGATAGAGCGGCCTCTGTTTTTTCTCTATGCCTCACGGAGGTGCCCCATGGGCATGCTGATTCTGTCCCGCAAGGTTGACGAAGTTATTGAGATCACTGTTCCGGCGTGTGCAGTGCCTCAAAAAATCAAAATCATGGTGATTGAGATCAGAGCAGACAAAGCCCGGATCGGCTTTGACGCTCACAAGTCAATCATGATTCATCGCGCCGAGATTCAGCGGATTGTCGATGTCGAAGGGCCGCTGATTAAACCCGATCGTCCGCCGATCGTTCCGACTGTTGGAATCGGTCAGCCATTGCCGGGGGAACGGCGATGAGCCGAAAAGCAAAGACAGACAGAGTTCCCAGAACTCGCGCCGGTGGCGAATGGACTGAGGCCGCGTTCTGGGGATTCATTCGCTCAGGTCTTCGTCAGTTGTCACGTCGATGGCCTCCGTTGGTTCGTCATGCGTTGAATGAAGCCAAGCGAAAAAGCGAGAGCGACAACAAGCGGCTGAAGTGGGAATTCCAATGCGAGCGATGCGAAGGATGGTTCGCACGCAAAGACGTTGAAGTCGATCACATCGAGCCATGTGGCTCACTGAAATCATTTACCGATCTGAGCGTGTTCGCCGATCGGCTGTTTTGCGAATCGAATGGGTTGAGAGTGTTGTGTTCTGAGTGTCATTTGAAACGGAGAGAAGAGAGATGAAGATTATCAGCGGCAAGGTTAAGGCCCCTCGGAAGTGCATGCTGTACGGCACGCACGGCATAGGGAAAAGCACATGGGCGGCAAGTGCTCCGGGTGCTTGCATCCTGAATCTTGAGGACGGTCTAAACAACATCGACTGCCAGCGAACGCAGCACCTGACGACGTTCGAAGAGGTCATGGACGCATTGGTGTTCCTTGGAACACAGAAGCACGATTTTTTCACCTGCGTTATCGACTCAATGGACTGGCTGGAATCGCTGATTCATCACGAGGTGGCAAAGGCTGCTGGCAAGGATTCAATTGCCGACATCGGCTATGGAGCCGGATACAAACAGGCTCTCCGATACTGGGACCGCGTGATGATTGCCCTGGAACATCTTCGCAGTCATCGCAGCATGGCAATTGTGCTGCTGGCACATGCTCAGGTGAAGCGATTTGAAAGCCCTGATCAGGATTCGTTCGACCGCTATCAGCCTGCGTTGCATGACGCTGCGTCAGCAATGTGGCAGGAATGGGCCGACGAAGTTTTCTTCGCTTCTTACCGGGTCTTCGTTCGCAAGGAAGATCAGGGATTTAACAAGGAGCGAGCCATCGGCGTCGGTGGAACGGAACGCTATGTCCGCACCTGCGAATCGGCAGCCGTGCGGGCAAAGAACCGGCTGGCGATGCCGGAGGAAATCGAATTCAGTTGGGCGGCTTATCAGTCGTTTTGGCCTAAGTAAATCAACGTGTGTTTGTGGTGTTTGAGTAGTTTAGTTTTTCTTTTGGGAGAAGTGAGTTATGGGCGATTTTGGCGACTACCAGTTAGACAAAGTTGAGGCAAGTTCTTTCGAGTCTGTACCGCCTGGAGAGTATCCGGTTGTGGTTGTAAAGATGGAAAAGAAGCCGACCAAG